GGGCCAAGAGGGTCGCCCGACTCAAACGAGCCAGCAGTACCAGTTGCGTAAATATGAATAACCTGATAGCCCTTCCCTAAGCCGTCTTGACTCTTTACTCCAAAAGAGGTTCTTTTAATCTTATCGAAAACCGGAGCTATTTCCGGCTCAATCTCGACAAGCATTTGAGGCAATTCTTCACGAACCAAATCGTTCAAAAGATCAATTGCTTGTGCCATCGAAGTATCCTTTCACTATCGTTAATAATACATTCAAACGAATATAGCAAAAGGACTTACAATCTTAAGAATTAGTACCCTTGTTCCTAAGCATTTTCAGAGCCTTTTGAGTAGCTCTTGCTATGAAGTTCTCTTCATTACCGTCCTCGGCGGCACTAACTCTCTTGATTGGTTCTTCGGAGTTGACTGAGGCAGGAAAACCTGCTCCTGGCCCAAGCCCCATTGAAATGGGATACTCGTCCGGCTTACCTGGGATACCGAATTTGGTTACATAAGACCGTATCTTTTGGACACTTGCCTTCACCATATCAGCCCCAAACGGCACTCCATCCTGAATCTTCCTTAGAACATCCTCAGCTACCAAATCTTGCACTACGGCGAGACGGTCTTTCCCCTTCTCACCTATCTTAATTTTACCAAAAATCTCATCTTTGTCAACCGCTTCGTCCGATATTTTCCTAATTTCTTTTCTTGCATCCTCGATATGCCTCTGATGCGAATAATCAGCAACAGCCTTCAACTGGTCTAAATCTATCCCCTGCTCCTTCAAAGCAGACTTCAAATCCTCCGCAGATAACTTCGTAGTTGTCTTGCCTTTTTGTGGTTTGTTGTCCGAACCATCATCTTCCTTCAAATACTGTATAAACTCATCCGGGTCTAAATTCATAAGGGCAGCAAATTCCCTAACTTGTGCATCCGTTGGATTATCAGACAGGGCTTCTGTAAGCTGCATAATTCTCAGTCCACTCTCGGCGGATTTTTTCATCTCCGAGGCATCCTGGAATTTCTTATCGGCCCCAGCACTTTTCTGTGCCAAATCCTTCATCTCATCCAACGTAACAGTTCTCTTGGTTCCATCTACGGTGAGTTCATACGTATCCTTCTTGGAATCATCTGAACCTCCACCACCGGCCTTGCTTTTGTCGTCTCCTCCAGTCACATTAGCATTATTTGCATTTCCTTTACCATCCGAATCACCATCGAACACTGCTGATATTGGTTGATACAAACCAAACAAATTTTTCCACATATCTTTTCCTTTCTCTTATACGGGGGCAATTGGTGGTAGCCCCTCAAGTGATTGTTCTGCAATCTCTTCTGGAAATGGTAACTGTTCAGGAAAAGTCCCCAATCCAGTTTTATGTTCCTCATAGTGAACAGCAAATGCTTCTCTAACCTTACCGTCAGCGACATAAAATTCTGGACGACTCATAAATGCATCAAGCACGCTCAAATGAATCCTGTGAACGTCTCTATCTGATACAATAACTTCCCCTGGACTTTCGCCATCACCAAACAACAATATATTTTCAAGCATGGCCCTACGATAATTCTGCCATTCAACCTCTAATCCCACTGGCAAATCCAATCCTTTTTTCCTAACCTCAAAGCTATACTCCTCAAGCGTTATCCTCTGTTTATCCAAGGCCTCCTTCAATTCCATTTTCATCTGTTCTTTAGACACCGGAATCTCGGAAGCAATAGTAATAGAAACCTCATCTGGATACGGGATAGCATTTTGAGACAAACTTATAGTACCAGATTCAGTATCCAAAACTATACCGGCAAGGGAATCGTCTAAATTCGATATATTAACAACCTGTTTATCGGTCCATATATCCTTTAGAATACGCAATAAAGCCCTATATATCCCAGATACACCCTCCGCAAGGTTCTTGGCAGTAGGGGACAGGGGCACATTAGAAACCTCATATAACAATCCTAATCCTGCGGAGGAGTCAACCCTGCCTGGAGCTTTTCCCTGCATTAATTCTGTAGGCTGATTTGCCATCTTATCAGAAAGTCCTGCGGCTAATTTAAGTATCTCGAATTGGGGTGCCGCCATTTTAGCAGGATATATATTCTCAGGTTTCAAATCGGGAGTTGTATAATCGGGTTCATATCTAATTCTCTTTAGACCGTCTTGTCCTCTTTCCGCTTGTGGTGGGGTACCAAGAGTAGTAGGCCAAAGTTGAAATCCATATATATCGAAATCGGATACCGCTTGGAATGCACTTGATAGGGCTATTTCCATCTCATTATTAAATGGAATTTGCATATCAACAAAACTACGTCCCCAGAAACTACCAACTGTAGTATCACGAACTATTCTGATGGGCATGTGGTATTTGCTATCAGAATGGTCATGTTTATATAACTGCTCGAAAGCCGTGACGCCTGCGTATATTCCATACTCTGCGAGGAAACCGTCCGATGTCATCGTCCATATTTCGGCCATCATAGTTAAGTTCGTATGGGACTCATCTTTTTTCTGATTCCTTCCACTACCTGTACCTTGAGTAGTGGATGTCCTGACAAAAAATCCACCCCCTCCTGGGGCAGTAGAAACAATTCCTTCCCCAAATGAATCGGGGCCAACAGGAATATTGCCAGTAGGAAGTCGCATATCATCAACTTTTTTGTACGCCTTAGATTTGGCAGATGGTGTTATGGATAGGTTCTGTATCCATTCTTTTGGAACCCATCTCACTCTCATCAAGCCTCTAACATCTGAAGGCCCAGCGATATCTACTGGAATAGGCAATACCTCCCACGGATTTATAATTTCTATACCAAAAGAATCCCGCCCATCTACCCATAATCCAAGCCCAACGGTTCCATACATCAGAACTGGAGGACATAAATTAAGTTTTAGTGCTGCAACTTTATCTTGCGGAAATGCTGAATCTAAGGCCACCTGTGCTACACTGGCCTTTTTCATTCCATCCAAACTTATCCCAGTGCGAGTAACCTTGGGGGATAAATCAAGTGCCATAAGCCTTCCAAGTTCGGCTTTATACTTGGCTACTATTTCATCGTACCGGAATTTCAGGATACCAGCTTCATTTAAGTATGCTATGGAAACTGTTCCAGTAGTATAGTCAAGATTGGAAAACTCGCGGTAGCCATTCATGTATGCGTTACTAATCCACCATTTCACTGCTTGCGGGTTACGTTTGCTCTTACCTTGAGCGACCAAATCAAATATTACATTGGCTGCCTGTTTTTTATCTTCTGGTAATCTCCACGTATATCCCATCAATTAGCCCCCATAGTTACAGTAATACCTTTGGGATTTTCTTTCTTTTTTTCATCTTTTTTAGATATGCCTTCCAATGATTTCGATGGCTGTTTTGAATGGGCTACCAAAGCCCTTGCCACTCCATCCCCATCCTTAGCACCAATCATAATAAGCAATTTTTCGTTGACTTTGGTAAGCTGTTTGGAGAGATTACTGACTGCAAGAGCTAACACATATATCACCATAGCAATCAATCCTGCAAATACTATGGCAAACGGAATTAGGTATTGTTCCATAAAAGACCTTCCCTTCACTATTAATTATACCATAATTTACATATTTTTCAAGTTACCTTTTCCTCCACTACAACAAGAGTATCATGATAAGCCCCATTATGACATACCACACATACCGCTATCTTCTTGAATCCACGACTTTTGCTCATCCCAACCGTATCCCTAAGTAGGGTTATTACCCTTCCCCGAGGATTTATAATACGGGGTAACAAATCTTTTATCTTCCTAAATTTGCTTACATATTTTCCTCTATACTTCTCCATTGATTTACGGAGGCTATACGGCGGGTCTAAGATGACCGTATCATACATGAAATTATGCCTTATTGCGGCATCCACAAAATCGCAAGCATCCATACAATAATCTGGGATAAACTCAGCAGAACTATCAACTCTAGTTTCGTCTACATTTAACTTTGTTTTTCCAGCGAACAGATTAAGAGTCTTTCCACGACAGTGTTCTTCTATCCATTTTTTCAGTTTTGGCTGCTCAAATGTCCATCGCTTATTGGGTTGAGTAAGATATGTCATCTCCATAAATTACCTCAAGATATTAGATCGTCTTCTTTCTATACGTCTAGTTCTTGGATTTATAATCCTACTATGAGCTTTCTGTGATAATACATTCAACATTTCATCTGATAGTTGCTCTGAAGGAACACCAGATAATAGTGGCATCCCCTTAACCTCTGGCTGATTCCTAATAATTCTTTCCAACAAACTTGGCTTTCCTCTTTCTCTCTCACGCTGATTTCCCCTTGTCTTCACCACGTACTTACTTTCCGCCAGTGTATCAATGGCATCATCATGCTGCAACAAGGCCAAATCCATAGTGAAATCAGCAGTCTGTGCATATAACTCATTATATGGCCAAGTATTTGCCAAATGAGCCGGATACTTTATCCTACCAGAAGTAAACCTCCATTCCAAAGCGGATGATATTCTCTGTGCCTTGGACTCACGTGCGGGATATGTAATGGGGAAGACCCTACCTCTCCACTGTGGCCCCACATGAGCTTCTTGTTCTGCCACATAATCCCGAAGAG